CGACATAATAGAACTTATCATCAGTTCATTATGTTAATGCGTGTAAACACTTATAATGGTCATGGGTTGCCGGCCATCGCCACGTTTTGACGGGGGTAGGGGGGAACGAGGGGACCGGATAACGATATACCCCCCCATGATTCCCAGTTGCAATAAAAAGGCTTGACATAATTATCTTGCAGTTGTAATGTTATATTATGTCAAGGGAGCGAATTATAGATTTATGGAAGAGCGGGTTATATTCGTTGCAGATGTTGGGTAATATGGAGGGAGTGACCCGGCAGGCGATAAAATATTATCTAAACAAGCGGGGCATTGATACTTCGAAAGCGAATGCTTGGATTTTGGTAAAATGTTTTCAGTGTGGTTTGGAGTTTAAGAAGGTCCGGTCTACGGTACGGAATAAGAGACGGATATTTTGCACGGAAGGATGTTATTACAAGGCGATAGCGAATCCGAATTATCATCAGGGCCGCTGGCATCAGGTTTTGGCAAGGCGAGTGGTTGGGGAAATTTTTAAGCTGGAGACTGGCATGGTGGTGCACCATGAAGATGGAAATAACAAAAATAATGATCCTGTTAATTTGATGGTGTTTGCGAATCAAGGGGATCATATGCGGTGGCACAGATTGGGTGGTGCGGACTCTGGGGTGATTCCGTTGTGGCGAGGTGATGAGTGCCGGTGAAGATAACGCGGGTGAAGGGTGGGTATCGGGTGAGGACGCCGGGAGGGGTAAAGGCGCGGAGGACGACGAAGCGGAAGGCGAAGAGTTTGGAGCGGATATTGGATGCGGTGGAGCATTCAATATGGCGTCCTACGGGTAGGAAGAGGGGGAGGAGATAATTGGCGGGTAAGGTATCGGACATAGAGCGTCTCTGGGTTTCGTGGAAGGAGAATCCGCTGAAGTTCGTGAAGGAGGCGTTGAATGTTACGTCCGTGAGTCAGCAGCAGGAGGCCGCTTTGGAGGAGTTGAGGCGGCTTGTTTTTTGTAAGATCAAGAAATCGGAGGACGCGAAACTGAATAAGGAGGAGGAGCGGTACGCATCGAAGATTGGGATTTCTATTATGAGTGGGAAAGGGACAGGCAAGGACGCTTGGACTTCCTGGGTGGTGGCTTGGTTTTTGTGTTGTTTCCCGAATCCGAAAATAGCGTGTACGGCACCGACGAAGCATCAGTTGAAGGATATTTTATGGGCGGAGATCAGTAAGTGGTTGCGGGGGAGTGAGATTAAGGATTTTCTGGTTTGGCAGTCGGATAAGGTGTTTTGGAAGGAATCGGGTGGGAAGGAATGGTTCGCGGTGGCCAGGACGACGAATGTGAAGGGGTCCCAGGAGGAGCAGGCGGCTACGTTGGCTGGGTTTCACGAAGATTATATGTGTTTGATCGTCGATGAGGCGAGTGATGTACCGAATGCGGTATTTTCGCCACTGGAATCGACGCTGACCGGGAAGTGTAATTTTGCAATCGTGATCTTCAATCCGAATCATTCATCCGGATATGCGATTGATACGCAGTTTAAGGATCGGGCTCACTGGATACCGATCCGGTGGAATGCGGAAGATTCGGAACGTGTTGCGAAGTCATCGATAGAGTTTAAGCAAAAAAAGTACGGACGGGACTCGAATTATTTTAGGATTACAGTATTGGGTCTACCCCCGCTTGCGGACCCGAATGTTTTGATTCCCTGGGACTGGGTCATGCAGTGTGTGGATCTTGAGATGGAGGCGTTAGATGACGACCCCGAGGTGTTTGGCCTGGACGTGGGTGGCGGAGGGGACCCCTCGATATTGCTTCGGCGGAAGGGGCCTCGGGTCATATCGTTGGATGAGATGAATACCCATGAATCGGAGGTGTTGATCGGGTGGGTGATTCGACGTGTTCTGGATGCGGAGGCGGACCTGTTGATGGTGGATAGTATTGGGATCGGATGGGGCGTCGCGGGGCATTTGAGGACTCGGCTGGATCGGGTGAAGGTGACGGATGTGAATGTGTCGGAATCGGCATCCGATGATGAGCGGTTTGCGGGGTTGCGGGACGAATTATGGTGGTCGGTCCGGGAATTGTTCGAGGCCCGGCTGATTTCAATTCCCAATGACGATGTGCTGATCGGGGAATTGACGACGATCAAATATGTGGAGCTGCCAAAGATCAAGGTGGAATCGAAACGGGACATGAAGAAACGGGGATTGATGAGTCCGAACCGGGCCGATGCGTTATGTTTGACGGAATATTTCTCTTCTTCGACCCGTCGTGCATTGGGGGGGCGGGCAAAACAGGTACGCCGGGGGACTCCGGCTCTTTCTTGGAAAACCATATGAGGCATAAATAACAGATATTGACACCTAATTAAGAATTTGTTATACTCCTAAAAATTGGAGGATAACATGAAGAGTGGAGATATAATAGCTTGCAGAAAGTGCGATTGTGGATGTAATGGTATAATTTATTTAAAAAAATGGCATTTCGAGAAACATTCCGTAATACCAAGGTTTATTGTCGGGCATAATCCAGCAACAAAATTCACGGTAGGAAATAAGATAGGATGGAAGGAAGGAAAAACAAAATGCAATGGTTATTGGTTAATTTATAATCCGGAACATCCATTTGCCAATAAAATGGGAAAAGGATATATCCGTCAAAATAGGTTTTTAATGGAACAAAAAATAGGAAGATATTTAACTAAAAATGAGGTAGTCCATCATATCAATGGAATAAGGGATGACGACAGAATTGAAAATTTAGTTTTATTGAATCACAGGGAACACATAAGTTTACATTCTAAAGAAACCGTGAAAAGAAGAATGAGAAATAAAACGGGAAGATTTACATGAAAATAGGAAATAAGGAGATTGGGAATACATATCCTTGTTTTATTACAGCAGAAATTGGTCTTAATGCGAACGGGTCCGTGGAAACAGCCAAGAAGTTGATTGACGTGGCGATCGATGCGGGTTGTGATGCCGTGAAGTTCCAGAAGCGGACCGTGGATGTGGTGTACACCAGGGAAGAGCTGGCCCGGCCCCGAGAGTCCCCGTTTGGAACAACCAACGGCGATCTGAAACGCGGCCTGGAATTCGGGATCGAGGATTATTCCCGCATCGATACCTATTGCCGGGCATGTGGAATCCCGTGGTTTGCCTCCGCCTGGGACATAGAGTCCGTGGATTTCCTGGAAAAGTTTGATGTACCGGCCTACAAGGTGGCCTCCGCGTGTCTGACGGACCTGGAATTGCTTGAGCGGATAGAGGCGACCGGAAAACCAGTAATTATGTCCACGGGGATGAGTACGGAGAAACAGGTATTGGAAGCCTTGGGAGTCATTGGAACTACCGATACGGCCCTACTCGTGACGACCTCCACCTACCCATGTTCCACGTGGAACCTTAACCTGCGACGCATTGAGACATTCCAACGTTTTTATCCATCCTTCCCCATCGGATACTCTAATCACCATCCCGGTATCTATGCCAGTCTCTGCGCGGTGGTTTTGGGGGCCTCTATACTCGAAGTGCATATTACTCTATCAAGGGCATCTTGGGGCAGCGATCAGGCCGCCTCCATCGAGCCTACGGGCTTGAAAAAGTTGGTTTGTGAGATCCGGGACTTTGAATTGGCACTGGGAAGCGGCGAAATACGGGTCTTGCCGGAAGAATTACCGATCTTGGAGAAATTGAGGAGGGTGAAATAATGCCCGTGAATGATAAAACAGTTCTTCTTCAATTATTCGATGGCATTTCCGTGAGAAGTGCCAACAATCTCAATCGGGGCCAAATTTTCACGGTCGAAGATCTTAAAGCGGTGGATATCAGCGATTTGGAAAACATAGATGGAATGGGTTCCGTTTCTTTGTATGAAATTAACGATCTCGCAAAATCGCACAATATACACATAAAGGGATCTGAAGGATTCTTTATCTTAAAGAATAAAAATAAAATCCGTAAAAATAACCCGATGAAAGAAAGATTCCTAAATAGAAACGCTGATATTTTAAAAATGCGATCCCTTGGATTTTCGATGAAGACCATTGGCGAAATGCACGGAATAACTGGGCAGAGAGTGGCTTCTATAATATTGAATTCCAGATATACAGAGGAACCTTGAAATGAACGCAAAAGTAATGATGGATAAATTTTTCAGTAGAGTTACAAAAACAGAAACTTGCTGGTTTTGGAATGGACCTATAAATAGAGGGGGATATGGGTCTTGGAGTCATAGTCAAAACGGCAAGGTTATACGTGTTCTTGTTCATAGGTTAGCCTCCCAGTATGCTAATGTAGTTATTCCTGAAGGAATGCTTGTTTGCCATAAATGTGACGTAAGGAATTGTGTAAACCCAGACCATCTTTTCTTGGGAACCCATAAAGATAATATGCAAGATGCCGTTAGAAAAGGAAGAATGGCGACTGGTAATAAAAGTGGAGCAAGACTTCATCCGGAAAAACTGAAAAGAGGAGATAACCATCCATTTAGATTAAATCCAAGTCTTCATGTTAGTGGAAATAATCATCCAAGAGTAAAAAACCCTGAAAAGTGGGATATAGAAAAAACAAATACAGCGAAATTATCATGGAGGAGTGTCGATCTATTGAGAAGTGAGGCTATTGGAAACAAAGAACCATCTAACTTGGCTAAAAAATACGGAATATCCTATAGCACATTACGAAGAATAGTTCTTGGAAAATACTGGAAGGAGAGCAATAGGCAGTGTCCCGCGTAGTTTGCCTAATTCAAGCCCGGATGAATTCAACCCGGCTGCCGGGAAAGGTTCTTTTACCGATGGCCGGGAGAACGATGCTGGAGAATATTCTGGAACGGGTCGGGCGGTCAAACCGGGTGGACGAGATTCGTATTATCTGGCCAGAGGATGCTCCAGACCGGGACGAGAATGATCTGATCGGCAGGCATTACGACGTGGCAAAAGAGATGAGGGCGGATTTCATAGTCCGTGTTCCTGGGGACAACCCTTGTGTTGAAGCCGAGGAAATTGACCGGGCATTGAGTCTTCGATTTTCCATTGGAGGAACACCGTGCCTCGTTTCCAATGCCGGGGATTATCGCTTTTCGGAATATCCGGATGGAATAGGTTGCGAAATTTACGATATAACCCAACTCGAAGTCATGGACAATGTCATCAAGGACCCGTATCTCCGGGAACATCCCCATAAAACCTGGCATCGGGCAGGACAAGTCATTGAACCATTGTGCCCTGAAGAATTCAGGGGCTCTCGTCTGCGTTTGGACGTAAACACGCAAAGTGACTACGAATCGGTCAAAAGTGTTTTCGATCACTTCGGCCATAATCAATTCCACATTACGGAGGTCATTGAGTTCCTTGCGAGTCTGGAAAAACGGAATATTCCTACCTGAGACCGAGGCGGTTGTCTCCGTTTATGACGAAGCCCTGATGTTCGGGTCAATGGTATTCGAGATGACCCGGACCTTTAATCGCATCCCATTCAAATTCCAGGAACACATGGATCGCCTGTACGCTTCCATGAAATACCTGGGGATTTCGATCCCGTACACCAGGGAAGAACTGATCCTGGCTCACAAGGATTTGCTCATGGCGAACCGGAAGGAGTTTTCGGATACCGATGAGATCCGGTCCCTGATAAACGTGTCCCGAGGAACCCTGCCGATTTACGGCCGTATGGGGCTTTCCATGGACCCCTGGGTGATGATGACGACCTTTCCGCTGCGATGGATCACCGCGGGCACGTCCCGGACCTACGATCACGGGGTACATGCCGTCATCCCGTCGCAACGGACCATCCCGGCATCCCTCCTGGAACCCAAGGTCAAGAATCGGTCCCGAATGCATTACAAAATGGCCGATATGGAGGTCCGTCGGGCCGACCCGACCGCGTGGGCACTGCTCTTAGATCCGGACGGATTCATTGCCGAGGGAAGCGGTTCCAATTTCTTTATGGTCAAGAATCGGGAACTTTTTACCCCGGAACCGCGAAACATCCTTCGTGGAATTACCCGGCAATATGTCATGGACCTGGCCCGGAAATTGAAAATAGAGGTATTCGAACGGAACCTGGAACTCTATGACGTCATGAATTGCGATGAGGCTTTTTTTACGAATACGCCGAACTGTGTGGTCCCCATAACGAAAATAAACGGATCGGTGATCGGTAAGGGCCACACGGGCCGGGTAACGGATTATCTGTCCCATAAGTTCGAGGAAGCGGTTGACTGTGACTGGCGGGATCAGGTTCTGGGGTGGGATGAAAGCAAATCTTAACGGCCTGTCTCGGGTTAACATTGAATTGACCAGCCGATGCGAGAAATCCTGTCACTTCTGCGGCCATCAGGACCCAAAAATAAATAAATCCCTGGAATATGGGGATATGGATATCGGCCTGCTTCGCAATATTCACGCGGAATTGCCGGGCGGGATCACGATTCAGTTTCATCGGGATGGGGAACCCCTACAATATGGTCATTTCGAGGAGGCCATATCTTTGTTTTGTAGTGATTTTATCACGAACATCGTGACCAGCGGTATGCGGCTCATGGATCGGACGATGATGATCGGAAGGATAGATTCCCTGACGCTATCCGTGTTCCGTGGCGATACGGAGGCCGAAAACCAGTGGCGTCAACTCACTTCATTTCTGAAAATAAAGGGAGACAGGTCTCCCCTGGTCCTTGTCAAAATCGTCGGGGATCTGGAACCGGAAAGAATGTTCCAATATAGAAACCTGAAGGATTCCGGAGCCATCCGGATCATTGGCAGGGCGCTCCATGTTCCCGGCGGGAGCCGGGGGTACCGGAAAAGTGCTCCTGCAATCCCGGAAATAGGGATCTGCCTTGATTTTCTCAACCACCCGTCTATCGATTGGCAAGGAAATCTGTACATCTGTAATCGCCTCAGCCCGGACCGGGAGGGTCTATTAGGAAATCTCAATACCTCCACGCTGGCCGATCTCTGGAACAGCCAAAAGCGCATGGAATGGCTGAAGGCGCACCGGGAAGGCCGAAGATCCGAGGTTCCATTGTGCAAGGACTGTGAGTTTTGGGGGATTCCCGTTGGAAATTGAAAACGAAATACTCCAAAACATGTACCGGCACGCCAAGGCTCTACTCCTGACCTTGGAATCGGAGATGAGGAACCGGGGTCTCCTGGATTGCCCCTCCTGCCAACAGAAACATAGACCACAAGAACTGTGCGGTATCGTGAGAATGAGGGTCGGGGTCTTGACAAAGTAAAAAAGTTGTGGTTTATTATGTGGCTATGAATTATTTACCATTTTATATTCATAAAAACGGCGGGTCTCAAACGTTCTCATCCCGCAGATCCTGGGGAATTAAACTCGAAACCGTAAAACGGTGGCGACTACGCCTTCAGGAAGATGAGAGTCGGAAAAAAGAATGGCCGCCAAGGATTTGTGGGGTGAGTTTACACCCTGCCGAACCGGTAAAGTCCGGGGAAGGGCGATCCCCAGTATGAGCATGATCAATACTGGATATGAGGGGAAACAAAGTCAGAACAAAAAGGCAGATATTAGCTATCGTGTCGGCTGTCGGACACGGCCTGGCGTGTTGGTACCCACGATATAAGGTACATCCCCGAGTAAATTGCGCGACCTGACTTATTTCATGCCTTTTTAAGATTGGTTCACGGGTGCCTGCCTGGTACCCCTTAGAAAATATATGTCTTGATGAAATGGTGTCAAGTGTTGTGGAGTTAAAATGGTGTGACAGCCACCAGACTGGTTCGGATGCCCTTCCGCCGGTCAACTCCACAATAGTTGACACCATGAAGTAGAGGAAAAACGTAAGTCCGCAACGGTCGCCTTGCCTAAAAAGCCCACCATTGCCGCCTTGAATATCCGGGTCGGCATATGGCGCAATCCGAAAAGCTCAGTAAAAGTCAAAAAGAAGATCGCGACATCCTGGTTAAGGTGGATGGATACTTTTCATCCGCACTGAATAGCCCTACCTGGGTATCGGCACGTGAAAACATGATGACGTGCCATAAGTACAAGGAAGGGGATCAGTGGACCTCCGAAGAACTCACAGAACTAAAAAATAGGCATCAACCCCCCACCGTCAATAATCAAGTTAAGGTCACCATAGATCGGATGGTCGGTCAATTCGTGAAGACCCGAACCCGGATCGGCTATCGGGGCCGGAACTCCCCTACCGATGAACCCGTCGCCAATACCCTGTCCGACCTCTTCCTCTATATCCGCCAGAATACACAGCTTGAGTTCGAGGAACGGGAAATGGTCGAGGATGGGTTCACGGGCGGATTCGGAGTCCTGGAAGCCTCTGTAACCTTTGATGATATGTTCAAGCCGGATATTCAGATACGGCATGAGGACTGCTTTTCCATCTTCCCGGACCCCAATTCCAAGCGATACGACTGGAATAAGGATGCAAAGTTCATCTGTCGCGCGAAATGGGTGGACGTGGACGAGGCAAAGGAACTCTACCCGGACAAGTCCATTCAAATATCCGGGATGGTAACGGATAATCACGCGGGCCTACTGGGGAGTATCGATAGCTTCAAGAAGGATAATTACATCGATCCACAAAATGAACGCATCCGAATTGTGGAATGCGAATACAAGGTACTGGAAAAGAAAACCATGCTTTTCTTTTCGGATGGAACTTCCGTGGATTCGGAAGATATTTCCACGGGGCAGATGAAGGAAATAAAAGCATCGGGAAGGGAATACCGTAAAATTGAACGGCTCACTCACAAGATGTATGTCGGGGTATTCTCCGGCGGTGTACTGTTCGAGCACAAGGAAGTAGACCGGACATATTTCAAATTCATCCCATATTTTGCGGACCGTAAAAAGTCCGGGGAACCGTACAGCCGTATTTTTATTTCATTGACGATGCAGGATGCGATCAATAAACGTGAATCGAAGGCGCTGCATCTTCTCAGCACAAATCAATCCATTTATGAGGAAGATGCGGTATCCAATGAAAACGAACTGGCGACGGAAGTAGCTCGACCAGACGGACAGGTGAAATTGCGGCGCGGCGGGATGGAAAAGTTCCGGCTTGAAAAGAACCTGGATCTGGCCGTGACACAATTCAATATGCACAATCAGGCCAAAAGCGATTACCGGCAGATCACGGGAGTCAACCCGGATGCGCTGGGCGAGAAATCGGAGGTTCGGTCCGGGATAGGCATTGCCCGAAAGCAGGCCATGACGGATATGATCGTCGCGCCACAGAATGACAACATCCGGAGAACACGAGTCATCCTGGCCAATGTCGTCCTGGAACTCATCCAGAAGAATTTCACGGAAGAGAAGATTGTTTACATCACGGATGATCTCAATAAATCGCGGACCGTGTCCCTTTCCAAGGATCACATCGCGGCCATAAAGCAAAGTCAGTATGACGTGATTGTTGAAGACCTTCCCGATGTGACCACGATTCAGCAAGAGCAACTCCAGACCATCGGAAACCTGCTCCCTCAGATTCTTCCATTCGGCCCATTCTGGGTCCGTTTCCTGATACAAATGTCGGATCTACGGGACAAGGAAGCTATATTGAAGCAGTTGGAACAGGCATCACAACCCCCGCCGGCGGACCCCAAGATCAACTTGACGCTTCAATGGACGGAACTCCCTGCGGAACAGCAGGCCGCTTTTGCTCAAAAAATGGGGATGCCGTCCCTGGTCCAGGCGATCATGGCCAATCCGCAGCAACCCGCCCATATCTCCAAGATTCAGGGCGAGGTGTCCAAGGAAGCCATGAAAGGGGATGTGCAGCACGAGAAGATGAAGGGAGACATGCAAAAGGAAATGATGAAAGGGCAAATGCAGAAAGAGAGCGTGGGAAGTGCGTGAAATCGTGATCCCTCATTCTGAAATATCCGATTCTCAGACTATTACGCAGAAGAACATCGAATATTTCAAGAAGAACGATCTGGATATTCATCGCCACGAAGTAACGGAATTGATCGATGACAAAAAGGCGGGTGTTCGTATTCTAAAAGTCAAGAACACGAAATATTTCATGGTCCCGGATTTACCGTGGCTCACCAAAAAACTAAATGAGGATGAAAATGCAAACCATTCCGATTGAATACCTGGGCCGATGTCCCAAGATTGTCGAACTCCCCATTCCTCTCCTCGCCCGATCTTCGAAGACCGGGCAGGTCATCTGTAACCCCATTGGGGAGTTTCCTGTTGAAGATGGGGAGCGGTTACTGGAAATATCTGGGCCTGGCGGATTGTTCCGGAGGGCCACAATTAAGCATTCCAAGGAGTCGGCCCCCGAGAACCCAGAAAGAAAAATGGAAAAATCTCAGGCACGGGATGAGACGATGCCAGAAGACTGGGAAAAGAAGGATTTCAAGACAGCCCCGGCGGCCATGGCATATGTCACCAGAAATAAGCTGAAAAAATTGAAGCTCGTCCCGGTTGCATCAGGTGGACGTTGGATTTTAAGGACATCTCAGGCTGTGGCACTTGCCGAACCTGAAGTCATAGCGGCCATCACCGCGCAAGCGGAAGGCCATAAGGAGGAGTAATGGCGGTCAAAGAAAAACAGGATAATGGTCTCGGATTGGGTGGATTCTTAGGCGGTTCTCCGAAGAAAGAAGCGGCCCCAAAAGAAAAGGTCGCATCTCTTGAGACGGAACCGGAAAAGAAAGAGGAGAAAAAGGTCACCCTGGACCTGAAACCGGAAGAGAAAAAAGAGGTTTCCGAGAAAAAGGAAGCCGTCAAAGAGGAGAAAAAAGATGTATCCGAAAAAGAAAAAGGGGAAAAAGAAAAAGTAAAAGTAGTCGAAGAGGTCAAGGCCGAGGTCAAGCCTGTCTCCGATTTTGAATCCGAGGACAACCCCTGGAAGAAAAAGGCCATCTCTCTTGAGAAGCGGCAGAATGATACCGCGGCCTGGGCCAATAAGCTCAACCAGGCCAACATCGACCTCAAGAAACAGATGGATGTTCTCGGAAAGAAGATCGATGGAACTTACGATCCGGAAAAGGATAACGTCTCCACGGAATCTTCTGCGGAACTCAGGGAGCGAGAGGCGGAGGTCCGAGGGAAGGTCGCCGCCTCGGAAGCTGCTGCAACGGCACAGTATGGGGAGGAGACCGTTACTTCCACATTGGTAAAATTCAATGAGGTCTACGGTCAGGATCGGGAAAAACAGTTTCGGGTCCTGAATTCCCATGCCCCGGTACTGGAAGCATTGAAAATCATGCGGGAACACGATTTTCATACCAAGTATGGACCGGACCCGGAAAAGATCGTGGAGTCCATCCGCGCCGAGGTCGAAAAGGAGCTTCGTCCCAAAATAACGGAAGAAGTGACCAAAACCTTCATGGATCGGATGGATAAGAAAAACAAGGAACCCAAGGGCCTCACGGATGTTAAGGGCTCGGATCACCAGGAAGAGAAGAAAAAGACGGGATTCAAGACCCTGGACGGCATCATGGAGGCAATTCACTGATATGAAACCCTTTAATGGATTCAAGACAGGGGAACAGAATATATCCTGGAAGGGTGGTCCGGTCCAGAGGATATGTCAACAATGTGGAATTTTATTTCTTGCTATCCGGGCCAAGGTTCCTGGTAATCCTTACTCTGATAGGACGGGAAGTAAATCAAAATATTGCTCAAAAGAATGCTCCTCAAAAAGCTGCATCAAGCCCAAGATGGAAAAGAATTGTGAGCAATGTGGAAAACAATTCATGATTATTCCAGCGAAAGAAAATGCAAAATATTGTTCCGTGGAATGCAAGCATGTAGCGATGAAGACGATTCAATCGAGGCCATGTCCTGTATGTGGGATCGTGTTTGTGGGGGCCTCAAATAATTCTAAGTATTGTTCCGTTAAATGTTCGGATTCTGGACGTAGTGCCACAATTCCTGAAAAGCAATGTGCATTCTGTGGTGAAAAAATGACGGGTAGGAATGCAAGGGCAATAATGGAGAAAATTTACTGCTCAAGGGATTGTGATGCCAAGAGAAGGATGAAGTCCAGCGAACATCACAAATTCATGCAGAATAAACACGCCCATCTCAAGCGGTCTCGCAAGGCGAACGCTGAAGGGTTATTCACATGGGATGAATGGGAATTGTTGAAACGGCAGTACCATCACCGCTGTCCGTGTTGCGGTAGGCCTGAGCCGGATATCAAATTAACAAAAGACCATATTGTCCCATTAACAAGAGGCGGCACAAACTGGATTAGTAATATTCAGCCATTGTGTCAATCGTGTAATAGTAGGAAAAAAACTCGGGTTATAAAATATTGATGATCCGGACTTATAACTCGTTGAAAGGAAAGCAAAAATGGCTTACGTAGAAATACTTACCACACACGGTTTAAGTGAAGAGCAATGGAATAATGACATCTTCGAGGAATATATCGGGATGATGTGGTGGAAGAATCTGATGGGAACATCCGAGGATTCCATTATCTATCTCGATGAAGATCTGACCAAGGAGCCAGGAGATGCGATCACCGTGGGCATCATGGGTCAGATGCAGGGTGGAAAGGTCGTGGGGAATGCCAAGGCCAAGGGCAATGAGGGGCGTGTCGATTTCTACTATCAGCGATTGACGATCGACAACGTACGGCACGTCATCAAAGTAGAGGATATCCCGATGTCGCAGAAGCGTGTGGGATTCCGGCTCCTGGAAAAGGCGAAACGGGCACTGCAAACCAAGTCACAACTGGACCTGGATGAGGAGATTACGACCCAACTTTCCAATAATTCAGATACGGCGCATGGACGGGTCAGAGGCCGGTATCTATATGGAGCGCTGGATTCAAATTGGAATGCGACCCATTCAGTAGCCTTGACCGCGGTGGATAATGCGGCGGATCAACTCACGACCAACATGATCGATATCTGCAAGCGGAAAGCCTTGATTCCGGTCAATGCGACGGCGAAAATACGGCCTATGCGAGTCAAGAACGGGAAGAATTACGAGGAATGGTTTACCTTCTGCGGGCATACCTATTCCATCCGGGATATGGTGAACAACGATGCCGCATGGAGAAATGCCCAGCTCAACATCCCTCCTGGTTCAAACAGTGATTCCCCTCTTTTCACGGGTTCATCGTTCAAGGGGTCCTGGAACGGAACCCTGATCTATGAATACGAACGGATCAACCTGGTAAGTTCCACGATTCAGGTTGCACACAATCTGTTCCTGGGAGCCCAGGCCGCCGCGGTGGTATGGGGGCAGCGCTCCAAGTTCGGCGAAGAGGAAAGCGACATCGGTCACGATATGACCTTTGAGGCTCATGAGATCCGGGGCGTAGAAAGACTCTATTTTGATCGGGCCACCGTGGAGGATAGTGGGGTCGTCCATTGCTTCAGTGCGGCTGTGGCTGATTAAGCGACTGATAAATAAGGAGAATAAGCATGGCATTAACAGCAAAAGCAGGAGCCTTGGTTCAATCTATTGGGAGCTTTACGGATATCGCATGGGGTGTTGCCGGCGGGTCCGGCACTTCCACGGTTGTTACGGTGCCGAACTTAGCGGTTGTGAAAGCGGCTCTCGTAAGCAGTGCGACCAGTGCGACAGGCGCCTACTGCGATACCGTATCAGGGAATACGTTCACTGTGACCACCGCAAACAATGATTTATTCGTTTGGATTGCGTTTGGTATTGCAAGAGTATAAAGGAGATCAGACATGGCCAGTAACTTCGTAGAATTTTATGTTCAGTTGGTGAATAAGCGGACGCAAAGTCCGATTGATGATGATACCGGGCTTTTCAGCGTACTCACGGCTGGAACCGGGAGCCCGGCGACGATTTACAGTTCCAGCGCCGGGACCGCGATTGTCTACACCGCCGCGACCCTCGCTAACACAATGACGAATGGGGTCATTCAGTTCTGGGTGGATTCCAGCGTGACGACAGTAGATCTGTGTGTGGTTACGGCATCCGGGCAATCCGTGTTCATCTCGGGCTTGACGAAATCGCAGCACCGGATCGAGATCGATACGGAAAAGATTAGAAATGTCATGGTGGTTCCTTTTTGCCTGACAGCGGCGGGTAGCCTGACGGCCACCGGGTCGGTCTGGGCTAACGGGTATTCCATCCCGGCGAATTCTCAGGTACATGATTGCTTCCTTCGGACTTCGACGCTGGGAACAACGGCGCTTCTGAACATCGGAGTTTCCGGGACCCCCTCGGGCTACATCATAGCCGGACCCGTGTCCGCAACAGGCTATGCTTTCGCGGAAGAGCTGCTTGTCTCTGTTACGGCGATACTCAGCCGGGGAGCCCTCCTCATGGCCACGGCAGCCACATCGGAGTTCATGCGGCGGTCACCCATTTATTCAGGAGTAACGGCGATTGTTTACAACAACACAACCTCAACGACGCTTGTGGGAGCGGCAGGATGGATCTACATCGTCTATGACAAACTCCCTGTCTAATACCGTGGAAAACGGATCTGAGGCGGAGGCGGTCGTTATGACCCCCTCCGCTTTCTATGCTAACTTGTTCAATCGGAAAGTGGAACAGGGTATTTACGCCACAGAGAAGGTCAATTGCTTCTGTGGTACTGACAATTCCGTTCCCATCACGAATACAGATCGCTATGGCATCCAATATGTCCTCTGCCTCTGCGTGGAATGCGGCATCCTGTACGCGAATCCCAGGATGACCGAAGAATCATTTGCGCGGTTTTACAAGAACGATTACCGGAATATCTACAGCGATGTAGGGGATATGCTGTCACGTGATGGCGAGGACATACCCTACCTCCGGACCCGAGATTCCGTCAAGCGGATGATGGATGAATTTGAATTGCCGGATCCGAAAGTTATCTTCGATGTCGGGTGTGGCAATGGGAACCTGTTGGCTGAGTTCGAGGGTGAGACGGTCGGCGTTGATTATGACGAAAATGCAGTCAGGGCCGGGCAAGAAAAGGGACGTAATCTTTTTCATGGTGGGATTGATATCCTCGAATCCTACGGAAAGAAAGCGGACCTCATCATCCTGCATCATGTCCTTGAACACTTCCTGGATCTGAAACGGGACCTTTCCAGGATTAGAGGCCTCCTATCGGATGATGGGGTACTGTACGTTTCGGTTCCCGGGTTTTACACCTGGGATAAGAACAGCCTATTTCAGAATGCCCACACCTACCAATTCACCGGGAATACGCTCTGGTACGTCATGCGGTGCTGTGGATTCGAGGATCTTCACCTGGATGAGAATATCGAATCCCTGTGGGGTAAGGCCGATCCAATGGAGATATCCAACAAGAACCCACAGGAGGCGCGGACGATTCATCAACACCTTTTCGGTGATAAGCAATTGCTTCCGCCGATACGGGTATCCTGCAAATTCCCGCTCAAGGAACGCCGGGAAAATATCCGGTGGATCTTGTCATCCGGAATTCCAATGGTCACGGAACTGATAAATACTCACCCGGACAGTACCGCCGTGATCGTCTGCGGGGGGCCCTCTGTAGATGGATATGAAGAAAGGATCAAGGAACTCCGGGACAGCGGGGCCACCGTCTACGCCATAGAACGAATGTATCGGTGGTGCCTGGACCGAGAGATTATCCCGGATTACGTGATCGCCATGGACGCCAGTGATGACGTTATTGAATCCTTCCATGGAACCCATCCCGACGTGACTCATCTCCTGATGTGTCAATGCAAACCGGAAGTATTTCAATTATTAAAGGATCAAGGCCGAAAACTGTTTTATTTCCTCGTTCCACAGCGCGGTATTCCCATGGGAGAATACTGCCGGGAGTTCGGCATAGAATCCATGTCCATGATAAATGCCGTGGGATCTGTCTCCCTTGGGGCCTTCTCTTTATCCATGATGCTGGGGGCACGGGATATCCATATGTTCGGATTCGATTGCCACATCACGGCAAAGGATTATGCCGCCGGGATCACCGGGGTCGGAGAAATAAAGGATGTTCTTGAGGTTGAGATCAACGGCAAGACATTCAAGACAACCCCTTGCTACCTGGCTTTCATGCAACACTTCTTCAATCTTTACAGTACCGGGAAAGGTCTCGGACTCGTGAAGTCCGTAAGAATATACGGAGACAGTCTTGTCTCTTGGGCATCCAAGGATAATATTTCAGATAGGGAGGCAATAACATGAAACTTCGTGACTGTGGTCTGATTATCGTAGGTATGGCGGTACTGGTGGGATTATTGATTTACGGAACAGGGAAGGCGCATGCCCAGGAACCGCAGGACCCGTGGCTTGATCTCACATTGAACACAGAAGACATTATGAAACCCAACGCCTATCCCTCGATGGGGGTCCGCATAAATCATGTCGATGAGGGTTTTTCAGCCTCGGAGATATTGGACAGCGGTCTATGTGTGAAGGTGAAGGGAATCTGCCTGGTAAATCCTGTGCTGTATGCGGGATTCTCCCAGAAAGAGGTGAACAACTTCCCCATCAATGCGGGGATCGGGGTTCGGTCATTTCTCAAGATCATTACGGTGGGCTACGGCTACAACACGGCCTCCGGAGGGGATGAGGCACGTGTCATGGTGGACTTTGTGGCCCTGGGTGTGGCCGGGTATGGGGCATTCGGGAAATAGGGGGGCTTGTCATGGGACAATTTCGGGTTGAGATTGTGGCGGTGGGTGGCCACGGCTGCGAAAGGGATCGGAAGGATGGAGAGCAGGTATACGGATGCAACAGTAGGAATTGCCCAGATTGCATTACGCGGGAATTTCTTGAAACGCTTCAACGAAAAGGTTCATCAATTGAAAAGGCTGAGCTGATACATTGGCCAGGATCACCCTCCGAAGTTAGAGATGATTTATTGACTCGGAAACGGACAGGATCATTCTGAAAATGAATCTCTGGCAAGAACTGATGTTCTACCGGAAGCTGAATTCACTGACAGGAGGGTTCAACGTGAATTTCATATTTAAAAACTGGAAGACCTCGGCGACACCGTTGGCTACGGTCATCGTGAGCTTGGTTGTCGATTTAGGATTTGATCTAACCCCAGAACTGAAGACAAACCTAATTGCGGCCATTATCGCAGTAGGGTGGGTTTTGCACGGCTTCCTTACCAAGGATGGGGACAAGACAAGTGAACAGATTGGGCTCAAGTAACGGTGGATTCAGATAATGCGTCTCACTACGAACAAGACCACCTCCCCCGAGGAGAGTACAACCTATTCAAGGAGGGGGTGGATCGGCGATTGGGTGAAATTCACGACCAGTTGGACGGAATCTGGAATAAGCTGGATCGCCCGTCGTGGATTATCGTCTGGATCATATCGACCCTGACCACGGTGGTTGGGATACTTGGGACGATGTTATGGGGTCACTGACATGAGGTTAGAAAGCGTCGAACGTGTCCTGAATCATGCGTTTGAGGAATATCAAACGGATGGGTTGTCCGCTGTTCTTATTTTGACAATCGACAAAGAGCATCGCTTTACAACGTCATGGGCCACGGATGATGAAACCTATTATCTAACCATGCTCGGATTCATGGAGCAGGCGAAGTTTGAGTTTATGACGGCGAAAGAGGAGCAGGATAATAAATGAACTGGGCCGACATCAAACACTTCAAACCGACCGACTTCAATGACCATCACGGAGTCAATAAGGGTGAAAACATGGACTTATATCTGGTCTCTAAACTGGACACCCTTCGTGACATGGTTGGCTTTCCAATTATCGTGACTGCAGCCTACGACTCCCAAGGTCACGCCCCTCGTTCATATCACTACTCGGGCCGGGCGATTGATTTTATTATCCTGACTCGAATCTCCATGCGAGACCAATGGACCCACATCGTTAGTATGGGCTTCGGAGGGATCGGAGTCTACCCCGGCTGGACATACAAGGACTACGAGGGCGGGTGGCATGTTGATAACCGGATGAACCCGCAGGTTTGGAAAAAGGAAGGGGATGGGTATGTCTATTTCTTACCTTAAAGTTCTGTGTGTGGCTTTATTGATCCTGCTGACTGGATGTTCCCCGCCGGCGATGCTGATGAAGAGCGGTGTTGTGGACCCATCCCTGACATGGGATGCCGTTACCACGGACTGCACTGGTGCGGCGATTACGGGTGTGAAATATAATGTCTATGCCGTCAGCGGGCCTGGACCGATTCCTACCATAGCATCGGCGGATGAGGTCCCTTGCGGAATTATTCAACTGGCATCGGGTGTGCCACTTAACGCCACGCCTATCGCTATCGGCACATCCTATCAGGCCACGGTTGCTAATGGGGTTTGGACGTTTGCGGTAGAAGCTCTGGACGCTTCTGGAAATAGGAGTGCCTTATCGAATCAGGTGACGAAAACTGTGCAGGGCCGTCCTGGGAAACCAGCGAACTTTAAGGTGACGTGGGATGAGTTTGGGTTGTACCTGGATATTATAGGGGGATAAATGGGGCAATTGGTTGTTCATAGAGGCGGGGCGGGACTTCCAACAACTCCGGCAAATTTGTACGTCGCGGCGAATGGGAGTGACAGCAACGATGGATTAACAACCTCGACCCCAAAACTTGAGATGTCAGCGGCCCTTGCGCTTATTCCGAGTACAAATAAAACCTCTTGTACAATCCATGTGGCTTCCGGCACTCATACTCCCACTGCTGTAAACAGCGCAAAATGGTATTTCGGCAAAAAATTTGTAGAGGGTGCAACTCTTACAATCAGAGGTTATTTCAACGCGACCCCGAACTCCTTCACTAATGTGGCCGTGGATAGCGGCACATCAAGCGGGGGTAACACCAACAATTTCCCGATAAACTCCACCCCCACCGCGGATTTTTCTTACTTCTACGATACCAGCAAGGCATTGACCCCAAGTGCACGAGTAGGGATGTTCTTAAAGCTTACCGGGGGCACTGGGTATGTTGCTGTTCCTTTCGACAATGTCGCAAACTGGTATGTTATCTTAGACAACACAGCTACTCGTTACAGTATCGTCGGGAATTGGTATAGCACAACTCCCGATGCTACAACAACCTATGAGGTCTATGACCCTGCGGGCTGTCCGAATATAACCTCAACAGGAACTGCATATAGTGTTAATTTCAGTTCATGCGAGAGAGTGTTGATAGAAGGGGTTAAATTTCTCCCCGCTGATACATATCAAGTATATGGCTCTGGGAGTAGGGATGCGGCTCTTTACTATTGCACATTCACCGGTGCCTATACCCGATATGACCAGAGTATGGATATCACTTATCGAACGTGTGCATTGATAATGCCAAGTACCGCTGACAAGGCTATCTTATTGCGTGATTACTCGACAATGCAGTTTCTTAATAGCTTAGTAACTGGGTATCGTGGGCGTGGACTCCATTTTTATAACGCAAAAGCTGCTATTGTTGGTTCATATATTGCTACTACGATCACTTCTGGTGCAGGTGACGGAGATCCAAACCTTGGAATATACTTAGATGCTCACTGCTGGGTCAGTGTTCAACGTTCTTACATTGCTGGGCACAACACGACAAGTTATGTTAGCTATGCAGTCCTTGCATTAGACGGGGCAATGTTACAGTCTGACGTCGGGGCGTATTACAACTGTCCTGCGGCTGGTACAAACAAGGCTCTGATGATAACACAAACGAGCACGTTAGAATGTCTTACGGCACCGCAGCTTGTTTCCGGGGCCAATGTCGGGATATATATTGGAAGTTTAAGTCACTTCTTCGCTATCATCACTCCAACCTATTCTTCATGTACAATAAACGAAATCATCGAGGTAAGTGCCGATAGGTCAGTAGCACTGGAAGAGAAAGAACGGTTGTTAAACCCAAAGATGTATTCTCAGGTCTGGGACGATTTTATGTCTGGTTCAACTACCACTCTTAACATAGGGCAAATGGGCTGGGCTCTTGTTACTGGCAGCGGTGGAACTTGTGCGTTGATAGCATCAGAAGCAAATCATCCAGGCATGATACGTCTGAGTACAAGTGCGACTTCTGGGGGTAACGTCTTAATTATTTTATACGGCTCTGCAACATTAGGTCCTATACTGCCTGCTGATTATTTTGATATGCAGTTGATATGTCGTATCAACACGAATGACACTAACGCGCAATTTCGGTTTGGTATGATGAATAACCCCACAAGCGACCCAGGGGCTGACGGAATTTATTTCGAGAAATTATACGCGGATACCTCTTGGTATGGAGTGACACGCTCTGGCGCATCCCAAACACGAACAGCAGCGCTCGCGGCAACATCAACAGCGTGGGTAACGCTTCGGTTGCGGAGAGTAAATTCAACCACTGTTGGGTTTTCTATAAACGGCGGCACAGAAGTAACAGCTACGGCTACTATTCCGACCGTTACTCTTATCCCAGTTACTCAAGTTAAAAACAATACAACAGCAGACAAGACATTAGACTTGGATTATTTCGATTCGCTGATGAGGTTATCCCGTTAATGCCAAACCCAAAGAAGAATACAGCTTACACTTTTGATATTGCCTTGGTGGATAGTTTAAACCGTCCTGCATTTAAGGCTAATCCGACCTTGGCTGCGGGGGATTTTAAAATTAGTACAGATGAGGCGGCATTGACGAACTTAACCAATCTTCCTACCGTTACTCCGGTATCTGGAAGAATTGTAAAGATAGTTCTTACTGCGGGAGAAATGAACGGCGACCGTGTTATGATTCAGTGCGTCGATGCTGCTGGTAATGAGTGGGATGAGGTAATGATTTATATAGATACAACTGCCGTTACTGTTGACGATTTAGTTCGCTCTACGACCCCTGCCAATACACTGGATGTATCTGCTACGGGAGAAGCGGGAATAGATTGGGCAAACTTGGGTGCGCCGACAACAGTCGTTGACTTGTCTGGAACTACTATCAAAACAACGCAGGTTGTAGGGTCAGTGACCGGTGCGGTAGGTTCTGTAACGGGAGCCGTGGGATCTGTGACCGGAGCCGTTGGGAGTGTAACGGCAGGGGTCTCTGTGGCGACAGGTGGCATCCCCTCGACAGCTTTTGCGGCTGGGGCCATTGACGCGGCTGCATTGGCAACAGATGCCGGGCAAGAAATTGCCGATGCCCTTCTGGGCAGAAACGTCGCCGGAGGCAGTAGCACCGGTAGACTGGTCAAGGAGGCCCTTTATTTATTGCGGAATAAGGCTGCGATTGCTGCAGGTACGTTGACAGTCTATGGCACGGATGATATTACTTCGGCCTGGACCGCTACGGTCACAACCACGGCTGGGAATCCGATATCGACCATAGATCCGGCATAAGGATGCGCATGAAAAAAACAATTCAGAGATTTGCGTTATGGTTACTTTCACTGTTTCCCGTTCCAGTAGATAATACTTTGCCGGATTATGCAATTCGGGCGGAGGTCTTAGTCAGGGAACAAGAGGCATTTACGGACACCTCCGGGGAGTATAAACGGCACCAGGTGTATGCAAAATTGATTAAGGAATTCCCGGATGTGAGACAAAGAGATTTGGGGCTTGCGATAGAACTGGCCGTACAAAGGATAGAATGATTTATGTGGGTTCATTTTGGTCCGTTACAAATGACGCCGCCGCACTGCCTGCGTCAGATACCTGCTATTCAATGGACATGCACCACTGTATGAAAATGATGTGGGCGGCCATAATAATTTATGTAATGAATAAATAAGGAGACCGCAATGGCAAATTTTTTCTCCGTAGAAAAATGCGTATTGGATACATTCACATCTGCCATAGACGTGGCTTCCGGCATCGGGTTCCCAACCGGGAAAGCATTCAAGGTAAAAAAGATAGTGTGGCAAAATCCGACAACTACGACTCATACCGCAATTATAACGGACGGCGTTGGCGGCCCCACGGTATTTACACAAACCTGCACAACGGCACTTCAGAGCATTAAGGATGATAAAATCGGATTGGTCGGAAACCTGAACATAGCCACTTCCGGCGTGGCAAGCGGAACAATACTTATCGTCCTGGATAGGGATTAACCTATGCAAACGTTCGATAGCAACTTAACCAGAACTCAACTCATTATGGCATCGTATCGCAAGATAGGGGCCTTGCGTGGCTCTGTTATTTCCACGGAACAATTAACCCGTGGCATCGAGGCATTAAATCTCATCATCCGGGAAGAAGACCTCAAGGGCACTGGCCTGGAAAAGAATCTGTGGGCATTGAAAACCGCCACGGTGCAGTTGCAGGCAGGAGGTTACGTCTACACGCCGGACGACGGTTTGGCATCCGATATCCGGGAAATTGAAACCGCCTATTACCGGGACACGTCGGGAGATGACGTATCTGTGTATATCATCACCAAAGAGCAGTACGAGGCATTGGACGACAAGGACGAAACCGGGGATGTGGAAAAGATCTATCTTCAGATTAACAAGAATCTATCCTGCCAAAAACTGCACATCTGGCCGGCCCCGACTTCCGTAGGCACGACCAGCGAAGTCATAGGGTCGGACGGAGAGAATTACCGCTGCATTATGGGGCACACATCGGCAACGATAAACAAGCCGGTGACCGGATCTTCATATCGGCTATTCTGGGAGGAGGGTGGAACGTCAGGTACAACCTGGGTCACGGCCACGGCCTACACGAACGGAGAACTGATTCGATATGCCTATAAACGCCCACTATATGATATGGGGGCTGGTGAGAACCCGGACATGCCCGCAGGATGGACCCGATACCTCATGTTCCGGCTGGCCTACGATATGTCCTTCGATCATGGGATACTTCTCGATGAACGAAAGGCCCTGGAATACGAATACATGAAAGCGCGGGCAGAAATATTCCCGAGTACGAAACAGGTGATGACAAACTTCCACAATAAGGCTACATTCTTTTAGCAGGGGGAAACCATGCGACGATACTCGACCAGTGGCAATCAGAATGCAGCGGCGACAACGACTATTCTGGGATTGGCCTCTGCAACCACGATTAGACCCAAGATTTACGAGATCCTATTCGGATCGGCGGCGACTCCGGCGGATCAGGCATTCAACATGCAATTGAAACGATTCACGGCGGCGGGTACGGCTACCGCGATAACTCCGCAAGCCCTGGACCCGGCGGACCCGGCTTCCCTTGCCACGGGTGCGGAAAATCATACGGTGGAGCCGACCTACACGGCGGGGGCTATCATGCTCTCATTCTCCATCAACCAACAGGCGACCTTCAGGTGGGTGACATTGCCGGAGAATGGTATTGTTGCCCCAGCGACGGCGGCGAATGGGCTGGGATTGCAGTTCGTGGTCGTGTCCAGTGGCACAGCTCTCTGTGAGGCAAACCTCCGACATGTCGAATAAGAGGGATGGCTATGCAACAATTACAGGTCCAGGCGGACAAAAGGAGTTCGACACCATGGGCTGCATCCATTGTGGGCGACACTGGGCACTAAGGGCCTCGGATGGGCCTTCCGATCCGGGCGGGTTTTGCAGGCTCTGTATGCATCCGATCTGCCCGACCTGTGTTGGTAAGGAATGTGCCCCGTTTGAACGTAAACTCTTTCAATATGAAAACAGGCAAGATCTGTTCCGGCAGATGGAGTTGATCTAATGGCACTTCAAGAGGCGACGGTTGTCATTCAAAATGAAATTGTCCACCTTGAAAAGAAAATGGATCACCTGGAATATCCATACTTTTTCGGCATTCCTAAGCTGGGTGCGAAGACTCGTATCTGCGATGAGGAGTACAAGGACTTCGGAGTCAACGCCAACACGGGGACCTGCGATGAGTAGTGGTGATGAGTAATATATTATTACATGATATGTTTGTAGCTTTTATGGTTAATAATATGACATATGGTTCCTTGCGTAACATTGTATTTTTTGGCTAATTGTCTTTGGGACATAATTTGATTATGGTATATTTTTCTAATTTCAATTATCTGTTGCTCGGTAAACTTATTAGCATAATTTCTGTTTTCTTCATGAATAGCATTATGGTCAGAATGGGTGAGAATAATAAGATTTTCAAGCCTATTATCGTCTCGTATCCTATTTATATGATGAACAACCTCAGTATGTTCAAGGTAGCGTTTTATATGTTGTTCCATGACAAGGCGGTGTTCTTTTACATAGCCTCTTTGAGAGGCATGGGGATGGTTAGGTTCCCTAATTTCAATATATCCTTGCGAGGTAACAATTCTACCACCCTTCCAACCTCTCTGTCTGAATCCTCTGAATTGATGGCCTGTTATAAATCCAATTTCCTTGAAGGATCTCTTATAATGAGGCTGTTTATATCTTTTTATAGTTTTTTCTGGAATTTTTTCACCACATCCACATTTGCAATGAGTAGGTATATTATCCATAGCAAAATTAAGTATATTAGTTATGCTCAGTTATGTCAATAGGGGACTGAAAGATGAATGGAGGAAGTCAGTTCTGGGCCAAACAGTTTGTCAATGAGGCGGGCACTCCGTATGCCGGAGTGAAGGTCTATCATTACGCCTCCGGTTCATCGAACGATAAAACCGTCTGGGCCGATGAAGGAAAGACCACGGAATCGAGTCAGCCCGTAACGGGGGATTCCCGTGGTTATGCGTGGTTCTACGCCGACGGGGATTACCGGATTAAAATCACGGATGCCCTGGGCAATGTCCTCTACGATTGGGATAATGTCCGAATCACGCAGGACATGGCGACGATGTGGGAGGGGAATTACGGTCTTTCCTATCCGAATGCTGGTACGGCGAATCGTTGGCAGATGTTTCTCAAGCATACGGCGGGCAATAAGTTTTCCGAACTCGGCGTGAATGATGGGACAGCCTTCATACCCCTACTTTCCGTGGATACGAATCAGAAGTATGCACTCAGCACGGGAGGCGGTGGAACCCCGAATACCTACGTCATTACGACTGATCCGCCTATCACAGCCTACGTGACAGGTCAGGTATTCTATTTCAAGGCTGCAATCGCCAATACAGGGGCCTCGGCCCTGAATGTGGATGGATTCGGAGTTAAGAACATAAAAAAGGATTATGACCAAGCGACAGTATCCGGTGACATTAAAGCCAGTCAAATCGTCGCCGTGATTTATGATGGGACCAATTTCCAGATGTTGAGTTACCCGGCGGACGTGGTGACGGAAGGTGCAACGCAAACCTTGACCGGAAAGACAATCCAAGGGACTTTCTTGACTGTCAGTATTGCCGAAATAGCCAATATGAACGTGGAGCGGCATGGTGGGCTGCGTGTGGCTGTAGTCAATATTGGCGATTGGAATATGGATAGTACGAGTTCGGTTTCAGTAGCCCACGGATTAACACTTTCCAAGATCCGATACGTTGAAGTGCTGATACGGAGAGATGATAATCTAATTTATTATCCAATGCAAAGACATGTCAGCATAGGATCATTGACAACATCTGCGGATGCTGATGCTTTTTATGGGCAACCCGATGCAGATCTTATTAACGAATTAAAAGCGGACATAAATACGCTACGACCCGGAGCCTGGATTGATAATATTGATGCAACAAACGTAACCATATTCAGGGCTACCGGTGGAGATTTCGACGCAGCGACCTTTGATTCTACGTCCTTTAACCGTGGTTGGATAACAATTTTCTGGGAGCCATGATACGAGGACAAACCAGGAATGTGGCCCTGAACCCAATGGCCTACAAGGATCTTGATCCCGAGGAAACCTTGGTACCTTACCAGATTGATATTCGCAATGGTTTTATGACGGATGCCGGTAACTGGAAAAAGCGTCCCGGATTTATTGAAAAATGGGACATCGGCATCGACAATCCCGTGGACCTGTTGATCCCGGAGGATTACGGCTATGGAATCTCGGAATCAGGACGGGTATTTCAGTTGGCTCCATCCATCTCAGAATATACGGGGGCCGCTTTATCTGGAATTTACAGACCGACATGGGCGAATCATTACGGCACAATCATCATTTGTGACGGGGGCTCTCCTGTTAAAATCACAGGAGGAAATACAGCATTGTTGGGCGGCTCACCAGTCGCCGCAAAGTTTGTTGATACATTAGATTCTTATTGCCTGTTGGCGGGTCATAATGCCGTTGATTTTGTCTGGTCCGCAGCGGGCAACGCCGAATCTTGGCCTGCGGCAAATTACAATAGTGTGCTGTCGGAGGGTGAAGTTATCACCTACATGAAGGTGATGGGCCGGGATATTCACCTGTTCAAGTCCAAGTCAATTGAGGTTTGGACTAACGTCGGTGGGGTTACGGTTTTCGCTCGTAAGTTCTTCATTGAGAAAGGGACGGGAGCCGGATATTCAGTTGTCCCGGCAAACGACACCCTCTATTGGTTCGGGGATGATGGCGACTTTTATCAGCTTGTTGGGGCCTCCCCAAAGGTCATATCTAAGTCATACCGGGCCGAACTGGATACGCTGGTCAGCCCGTCAACGATTTATGGGCATGATTTTAGGACGGAGGGTAAGATACGGTGGACCGCGCCGATCGATGGTCGCTGTTTCGTCTACGATTACGTGAAAGGGTTATTCTCGGAAGACAATACATGGGAAAATGGATCATGGAATCGTCTTCCCTTCGCCTCACAGATGATCTTGAATGGCAAAACCTATTGCGGATCGTACAATAATGACGGTCTGGTGTATGAGTGGTCCAAAGATTATCTGGATGATAATGGCCTGGATATCAGGGTTTACCGTAGATTCATGGTGGCACTATCCCAGGATGGGACCTCTGGCCGGGTGAATCGGCTCCGCTTTCGTGTCAAGCGCGGGGTCGCCAATACTGACGTGCCGTCACCCGTTGCAAATGTCCGGTGGCGATTCGATCAGGGTGACTGGACGAATTATGAGGAAATAGACCTGGGTCAAGCTGGGGATCAAAATCCTTATATAGATATTACCAACATCGGGATCGGGAATGATCTGGAAGTGGAAATAGTGGAGTCAGACGCGGTTGAGTTTTTGATTACAGGGGTTTATTTAACCTCGGAAAGCTTAGGGCGATAATATGCCGGGACCGATACTTGGATCAGGACCAGCATGGGAGGGGCCTCCGATATCACTCATGGCGACCAACCCGGAGGTCTATGACTATCTTTTGATGATCCATATTCTCCTATTCGGGAGTGCTGGAACTGGGTCCCTGGATTCCGTGAATGTATCAGCCTTGACTCATGCAGGGCTCTTGACGGTGACTTCCTATCAGCATCACGGATCCGGGAGTCATTCCGGCTTGGATAAGGCGGCGACGTCGGCGGATGCGGCGGCCTCCACGGTGAGCCTGAGCAATAATCAGTCCGCAGTGAGTGTCACGGAACCGGATGCGGTAGGTGCTTATGGTGCGGAAGAGATAGCCCTGATAAATGAACTGAAAGCAGATCTGAATACGCTGGTTTCCAATTTCAATACAGCGGAAACGGAGATACGGGGGGATGTCAACCAGGTCGTGACGGACCTGAATGCCGTGGTGACTTCCGTGAATGGACTGAAGGCGGTTATGCGAATGGCGGGATTGTTGACAACATGACTATAGCTCTGGCAACAGCGGGAGACCTTGAAGAGATATCCGGACTATGGCTTTCTATGGTACTGGAACTTGCCCCGACATACGAACCCAGGCGGGATTGGTGGTTAAAAATGTCAGAAAATTTAATGAATTCAGGAATATATCACATTCATATTGCCAGAGAAAATCATATCATTGGATTCATGGATTATTTTATATTTCCCGAACCTTCGACTGGCAAAATACATGCTGTTGGACAGCACCTATATTTGCGACCTGTCTACAGGGGTGGTGACACGGCAAGCAAGCTGTACCGATTCTGTATTAGGGATGCAAGGAAACTCGATGCTACCGTATTCGAATTCTGTTGTTTTCAGAATGACATCCAGAAATGGGAAAAGAAGAGGTATGAACCTACCAGGACCATGATGAGGAGATACGCCAATGTTTGATCCGGTGACGGCTACTGTCGGGGCCATGGCTGTGAGTGGTGGACTGAATTACCTCGGGGCCAGAGAGCAATCCAAGGCGATAAAATCTGCCGCCCGAGGTCAGGAGGCATTCCAAAACAACCTCCTGGACTTCCAGAGGCAGGTGTATGGTGAAGGGGCCCCGTTCCGGGATATCAGCCTTAAATATGCCAAGACAGGAGCGGAAACGCTACCGGGCTTGACCCAGGATGTCCAGAATCCGACCCTGAGCGCGGGCTACGGGTTGGCCTCCTCGACGGGCCTACAACAGCTTTCTTCCAATGCCGCGACTACGGGAGATCCGAACTCCGGTCCAGCCCAAGTCGCCAAGGCTCAATTCCTTGCCGGATTACTGGCAACGGAACGGGACCGGCAGATCGGAGATAAGTTCCGATTGGCGGGATTCGGGGCTGGGGCGGGGACTGAAGCCACCAATGCCACGGGTACGGCAGCCAATTTGATGGGTACGGCGGGCAATATCTCCGGGAATATAGCCAACCTTGGGGTCTCGCAGGGGGCGGTCACGGGGGGCCTTTACGGGGCTACAGGACAGACATTGGCACAATTGCCCTACCTGTATAATTTGCAGCAGTACATGAATCAGCCCCAGAGCAGTTATTCACCGTCCCAATCCACCGGGATTCCACATTATCAGTTGGGGTAAAAGACATGGCTGAACTTTTCGTCCCAAAAGCACTTGATCTTCTCGGACCCGCCTTGCAGGTATCCGAGATGAAACAGAAGCAACAGGAATTCAAGGCATTGCAGGATTACCGGGATCAGATGGTACAGCAGCAGCAAGCCCAAAATAATCAGCAAGCTATCCGAAACAAGCTGACTGTCATGGAATCCTTAGCCAAGGGGCCGGAAGGTGGGAAGGCGGCAACGGAATACTATAATGCCAATCTGTCAAAAGATCTCGGCGGACCTATTGAATTAGCCGGTGAGACGGATGAAAAGATCATTTACCATGATAAGTCAGGACAGCCCTGGGAATATATGAAAAGGATCGGATTATCCAGTGCAAAAAAAGTACAGGTTCCCGATATGATTAACAAGGAATCGCTCAATGAATTTCAGACTTTCTCGGAAAGTTTCCTGAAAGATAAGCCAAATGCATCGGGCCAGGAATTAGTAAAAGCTTACGAGGAATCCAAGAAAGTTCCATCTCAAAATGTAACAATAAAACAAGAATCAGCCGAAGCACAAGAGGTCGGTAAAGGTCTTGGCCAACTATATAATAAAGCTCAGGAATCAGCCACCCTCGCCACGGACATGATGGACAAAATCAGTAGGACGGAATCCCTATTGAGGGATGTGAACGTCGGTAAATTGACGCCCATTGGAACTGAGATTGCAGCTTTCGCACAAAGCCTTGGATTTAAAATAGATCCAAATATCGGAAATAAGCAGGCGGTGGTCTCTATCATGAAAGAGTTTGCCTTGACGTTACGAAATCCCAGTGCGGGGGCCGGGATGCCTGGACAGATGTCGGATCAGGACCGGAAATATCTGGCTTCAATCCCACCCGGCATAGAGAAGACACCGGAAGGAAATGCGATCATTATCGCTACATGGAGAAAGGTTGCTGGCCGTCGCATTGAATACGCGAATGCGATGGATGATTACCGCGCGGAACATGGTTCGCTTGATGGATTCAGCAGGCAGTGGCGAAAACATGTTGAAGCGAACCCCCTATTCCCCACCACGGGAGGGCAAGGCAAGGAATCGCCCCAAGCTCCTAAGTTTAAAATATTGAACGTGGAATAAATGCCGACCTATACCGTACAGGATACGCAGACAGGTAAGAAGGTTCGATTTGAATGGAATGATCACAATCCGCCGACGGACAAGGATATGACGGAGGTATTCGCTCAAGCAAGGTCAATCCCGATTGCAACTCCGCCTCCAACCGCACAAGAAGAAGCATTGCAACCCGGATTTAAGGTTCCTGATTTTATTAAGGCATCGGCAATACCAACCGCAGGCAGTATGGCTGGGGGGGCTATTGGAACCGCCATAGGCGGACCGGGAGCCGGTAGCGTGGTGGGGCAGGCTATCGGTAGCGGGGCCGGGGAAATTGCAAATCAGATGCTTGGAATCACGGAACCATCACTAAAGGCTATCGCTATCAGCGCAGCAACCCCAATAGCGGTAGGGGCTGCATTGGGGGCCGGGAGAAGTTTACTTCGGACGATAGGAAAAAGATTACCTGGAGCCTCCATTGTGCAGCATGGCGAAGCCATAAAACAGGCGAAGGATTTACCGAATATCATTCAGACCGTAGAATCAGGGCCATTGTATGACGTGCTGAAAACGCAAAATCCTGCCGTATCCGTCAGAAACCTATCGAATCAAGCCGATGAGCTGGTATCCAGGGAGGCGCAGATTGTACAGGGACTAAAGAATCCCACCATCAACACGATTTCACAGGAATTACAGGGAGCCTCAAAGACTGGGGCAATGTCTTTCCAGGATTTATGGGCCAACTTACAACGGATAGGGCAACGAGTCGGGGCGACACGTGCCGCCGGGGGCGAGGAGCATGGAGCCTACAAACAGCTCTATTCTGCGATCTGGAAAGACCTCGACAATGCCGCATCCAATGTCCCAGGATCTACCGGGGCCATATTGAAAGAAGCAAACCGTGCATACCGTAAGGAAATAGCCCGTGCCGATCTGGCGGAAATTATCAAGAAAAGCATCTCCCCACAGGCCGGGACAGGCTATGAATATATTCAGCCAAAACAGATCCTTAAATGGCTGGACAAAAGCAAGGACTCCGAATTCTTCAGGAAATCTCTTGATCCCGCGGAATTTCATCAGATTAAGACGGTCCTGAATGAGATGATTAAAATAAGGCCATTGATGCCCCCCCCCGGTGCAAACTTTGGATCGGGGCGCGTATTGGCAAGAACGGCGCTTGGGGGAGCTGTCGGCGGTGCGGCCACGGGAAGTCCACAGGGAGCCATTGCCGCCGCCGCTATCATGGCCGAGGGTCCGGAAATTATTGCAAGAGCGATTACAACCAAGTTAGGCAGGAAAGCCCTCGTCTCCATCATGTCCGGTGGATTCACGATGGATTATCCGAAGCTTGCCGCGCTTGCCCAAGTGGTCTATGGCACACAAAAAAATATCAATACCGAGAAACCAGCATTCTTGACGGTGGATGAATTGATAAAACAGAACGTGGAGGCCAATCCGTAATGGGTGACTCCAGATTCTATTCCCATCAATTCATAGATGCCGAAGGGATGCCCTATCCCGGCGTGAAGGTCTACCACTACGCCGCCGGGACCAGTACCCTGAAAGCCGTCTGGTATGATGCGGATAAGACCACGGCAGCCCCCAATCCCGTCACCGGCGACACGAGGGGTATGGTGGCCTTTTACGGAGATGGGAATTATCGGCTTGTGGTGACGGATGCGAACGGACTATCCCTCTATGACTGGCCCACCGTCCCCATTGTCGCTGGAGATTATTTCGGGACTTCCGTACCCGCTGCTGGAACCGGAAATGTCTGGCAGGAATTCGGCCTGGTTGACGGGTCCGACAATTTCCTGGGTAAGGTCATTCAGACGGGAGGGGGGTTCGCGCCGCTGACTCCAGGGCTCTGGACGAACGATACCGACATTACCGCGATCACTAATCGGGAGATGATTTTGTCATCCACGGTGACGCTACAGGGGAATACGACGGTTCCGGCTACGGTATCCCTTCGGCCCATGGCACCTGGAATAATTATTGCCAACGGCTTTACCCTCACCATCAACGGTCCCGTCGTCGGCAACCCCATGCACCAGTGGTTGAGTGGGTTTGCGGCGGGGGATGTGACCGGATTAAAGAAAGTAAAAGAAGAATGGTTTGGAACGATTCCTTTGGCAATTAGCACTGGTGTTGATGTTGAACTTCAAAAAGGGGATTACCCCCTGGCATCTGTCATAAGTCTTGCCACAGACGGACAAGCACTTACTGGTGCTGGTCTAACTGCCTTACAAAATCAAGGAACACGTATCATATTAGGTTATGACGACGATGCGATTAACCTGGGTGGGTTGTTCTCAACGGTGGAAAACTTCTGCTTAGATTGTAACTCGAAAAATGGGCACGGTTTTTACGCAAATAATAACTATAACACCATTCGCAGAGTACAAGTAAAAAATGTAAAGACTGGGAAGTGGGCATTTTACTTATACGCTTCAACTCACAATGACTACTATTCTGTTTATATGATCGACTGCCAAAACGGAATTAACTTGGTGGGTACGGGGGGTTCTGGGAGTTTTTCATCTTTTTATGCGTGTAGCGTTCTGTCCGATAACGGGCTAATGGAGACAGCCATAACATTAAACTCAGCGGGAACAACTACAATCTTTGCCGTAAATTTCTACAACCTTCTTATTGGAGCAGGGGTAGGCAAAGCTCTTGCTGTAAATAATGTATGCGGATCGGTAATAGATGGGATATATCTCGAAGCGGCTTTCTTAAACACCACCGATTTAATCACCATAGTGGGGGCAAACACTAATGGTTATTTCATAAAACATGGTGTCATATCTCAGCAACACGCTTCTTTTGCCCAAGTTTTCGTTAGAGCCAGTGGAGGAGGTAAGAATATCGGGTTCGAAGGTATAAACTTTATTAAGGTATCATCTGATACATCTGATATTATTAATCTTGCCGGTATGATCGGGGTGTCAATTAAAAACTGTGATCTTAATGCACCTGCTGGGTCTTATTTCTTATCAGATGACGCAACAACAGAAGGAATTACGGTCGAGAACTTCCGGTCAAAAAATACAACCACTATAGCTTTAAGCGGTTTTAAGCACCATATTACCGGGGGTTCTTCAAATACAACTATAAGTGTTATAGCAACTGCTAATGAGATTACGATAGAAAACTTTCCAGGCACAATCACAATAGATCCATCCGCACTCCATATAGTCTTAATAAACTGTACTGGATCTATAACAGATACTGGAAAAGTGGCAACAAGGCTTGGGGCTCAAGCTGCTGCTAACGCCGATACGTCTGGGGCAACGTTAGGGAACTTAGAGATAGAAGTCAATCAGTTGAAACAGTTATTACGGGATGCTGGCTTATTGGCAACATAGGAGAACTAAGTGTCAATCAGAAAAGGCTTAATCGGAGTTGAAGATGTTAACTTTGGTACGGGTACTTTCAATCGGTAGCCTCTACAACCTCGCCTTCAATCTCCAGGTCCTTCTCCGTCCCGATAAGCCCACCGAGTAAAAAATAAATATCACAAAATGCTTGACAAGTGAAATCGCCTGTGGTTTACTTGTTTTCATGTTCTCGCCACCATCCAAAGATAATCCAATTTCGCCCCCTCACCGGACTCATCCGGGAAAATCCAGCTCCACCTCTGGCGAGAACAGTTGGGCCGGGGGCGATTCTTTTTTTGGGGGCTCTAATGACTGACACCATCATCCCGGTGCTGGGTTGGATTGCCATCGGCTTTGCTATCGCCGTCGGGGTCATTGCGCTCCTGGCGGTGATTGCGGAGCCTGGACATGATCGAAGGAGGAAAGAATATGCAGATCATCGGCAAGGACTGGATTAAGCGGGCGGACCGCTTGACCCGCCTGATGCGCCCTGCGCGGAAGAATGTTGCGCTGCGGATATTTCTGTCAGCGTGTGCGATGCAGGGGCGGGTGGTGGGATGGGTGGTGCCGAGATAGTTGGCATTATTAAATAATGGAGGATTTATGGCTAACGAGAAAGTACAGGCATTTGAGATAGGCAAGGCGTATTTTTTCCGCACCGTTACTTTTTACCTGACGGGCAGGATCACAGGAAGAGATGGGCAATTCCTCCTATTGGAGGATGCGGCATGGGTCGCTGATTCTGGGCGATTCATGCAGGCGATCAAGGATGGAAAACTTAATGAAGTGGAGCCCGTTGGCGATGCAATCATCAATTTGGATTCCATCACGGATGCTTTCCCATGGAAACACAACCTGCCAAAGGATCAAAAATGAATACCGCTATTATGGGGTCGGGGTCGGGGTCGGGGTCGCGGTCGTGGTCGTGGTCGGGGTCGTGGTCGCGGTCGTGGTCGGGGTCGTGGTCGCGGTCGGGGTCGTGGTCGTGGTCGCGGTCGGGGTCGTGGTCGTGGTCGCGGTCGGGGTCGTGGTCGTGGCCGTGGTCGCGGTCGCGGTCGGGGTCGGGGTCGGGGTCGGGGTCGTATTAAGTCATGCGGGGCGGCTTGGAGCCTGCGGGGGATAGGGCGCCTCCTTTCTCCCGCGATCCCAGTTCAATTCTGGGCGTCCCGCGTCAAACGGAAAGAGGGCTTGCATGAGAGGAACGAAAGCAAAGCTACTGCGTCGGAAAGCTGACGCATTGGCCCGGAATATGGATTCCAGGCTTATTCGCCATCAAGTGACGGGGCAGCTCAGGTGGACAGGATATCGGCGGGTTTACCAGGATCTTAAGAAGGGGAGGGGGTGAGGTTATGCGTCAAGTCTTGGAAGTGATAAATGCAACAGATACCGAGGGGAATCCTGCCGGCGGTTCAGTGATTGGTAATGGGATCAATATACGTTGGCAGGATGGTCCACTGGGCCGAGGAGAGGAACGGGAAACTCCAAACGGTGCTTTCGTCGAAGGGGTGATAGAAGCGGCTCTTCAGCGGATACAGTACTACCAGTCCTCGCAATTCAAGTGCCGGGAAAACTCAATAGCCATCACGAAGCTGGAAGAGGCTTTGCACTGGCTTGATAGTCGAACGAAGGATAGGGAAGCGAGGGGCGTAGAAGGGACACACGCGGTCTGAAATAAGTTGGCCCCCGCCACTGGAATGACGGAGGCCGAAGAGGAAAAACAACCATGAGCAATTTACCAGAAATTTCACCGAAAATCAAGACCGCACTCCTCTCCGCAGCTATCATCGAAGAGATGGCCTTTCGTCCCGGCCATGCCTTCGTAGCGTGGCGCAATCAATGGCTTGTGTTGCAGGGCTTCGATTTAGGGAAGCATATCAGCGTGGGGTTCGGAGACGATGGCATCACCTATACGCAGGATGCCGGGGCGGTCCCGTGTTCGGGGGATGTGGCGGGGTGTGGGTGCGCCAGGTGCGAGAATGCGCGGAACGACGCGGACTATGACAAGGAGGGCTTATGTCAGGAGAAATAATCACATATCAAGATGAGCAATCCGGGCTGCAACTGATGAGGGCCCCGGAGGTAGTCCTTGAAGAGGCCCGGCAATCGGCGGCGGTCCTCAAGGATGTTCTCGATAAAAAAGAAAAGAAAGTGATGATGAACGGGGAGCAATATCTGGAATTCGAAGATTGGTCAATGTTGGGCCGGTTCTATGGCCTCTCGGTGAAGATAGCATCTACGGAATTCCTGGAATATGGGACTGTACAGGGCTTCCTGGCCAGAGCCGTTGTCCTGGATCGGAATGGGCAGGAAGTATCGGCAGCGGAGGCCATGTGCCTGAATGATGAGGATAAGTGGAGTACCCGGTCGAAGTATGAATGGCGGGATGGTGTGAAAATTAAGGTCGGCGATGAGCGTGTCCCGATGTTCCAGCTTCGGTCTATGGCACAAACCAGGGCCGCCGCAAAAGCATTCCGCAATGTGCTGTCATGGGTGGTTGTGCTGGCGGGGTATAAACCGACACCAGCGGAGGAAATGACGGGCAGTGAATCATCCGGCCAGCGATCCAACACGGCCCCGACGGGTGGCCCCCTTACCATCAAAGATGTAAAAATCGTCACCGGAGGGAAGGAAGGAAATACCTGGAAGCGGTATGACATTATCGACTCCAATGGTACGAAACATTCGACATTCTCCGATTCCCATGGTGAGAATGCGTTGAAGTTCATGGCCTCCGGTGTGATCGTGAAAATCTCATCGAAAAAAGGGAAATATGGTCAGGAATTGCAAGCATTGGTCGCCGATGAAACGCAGGAGGCCAGCGCCAGACCCGCCGCGTCGGAAACTTCCCAGCCTGCGCGCGATCCCGCATCCGAGGAATTACAGAAAAAGATCATGGATGCCATGGATAAGGTCGTACAATTCCCGCCATGGATGAGTGCGGAAGAAGCCCTCCATCAATTCTCGGAAGAGGAGAAGGGGGGAAAGAAAATGTCGGCAAGGGACTTCTCTCACCTTTTTACCTCGACGAAATGGGCACAAGCGACGCTGGTAAAAATGCAGGCATTCATTATTGAGGCTGAGGCGGGCGGGGGTGACCATGGAAAATAATGCCATAGAGATCATAGTCAAGCCGTCCGATCTACTGGACCTGGACAGGCAGATCCAGTCGGCCCTTGTCACGGCGAGGGGCTTAGTCGTCACGGAGGACAAGGAATATGTCGGTGCAATCGAACTCGGCAAGGATATCAAGGCGCTGGAGAAAGAGATTGACCTGAAATTCGATCCCCTGAAAGATCGATATCAGATTGTCCTCAAAATGAAGAAGAGCCTCACAGAACCGAAAGATGAAGCATTGGCTCTCATTAAAATGAAGGTCAATGCCTACCAGGAAAAGCAGGAACGGCTACGGCGCGAAGAAGCGGCGAGACAATTGGCTGAGGCCCAGAAGCGGGAAGAGGAGACCCGGCTGGCGGAGGCCACCGCCTTTGAAGCCGCCGGGGAGCCGGAAATGGCTGAGGAGATTATATCGGCCCCCATGGAATTACCACCCATAGAATTGAAACGAGCCGTTCCCTCCGTGGCCGGCAGTCATACGTCCGAGGTGTGGTCGGCGGAAGTTACCAGCCTATTGATGCTGGTGAGGCACGTAGCATCGCATCCGAGTGATATCAATTTACTCATGTCAAATGAACCGGCCTGTAATTCGAGGGCGAGGAGCATCAAGGATGTGGATCTGGGTATCCCAGGGTTGCGGGGGGTGCGTACCATATCCAGGACATTTGGGAAGGTGAGATGAGCGAGGAACCCACCGCATACCCACTCTCCGAGACCCTCCGCCTCGTCTATGCGGCACTGGAAAAGGATTCCGTGGCGGCGAAAGCCGATCCCTGGGACGAGATCCCTGCGTTCGAGAAGCGGGAGGATGGCCTACCTGAAAACAATAGGCCCCACGGGACATTAGGGGCATCGGATGTCTAACCCCACTGAAGCCAACTGGCCAACCAAGTGCGGAAGTTGCGGCGAGATCATCCCGGAGGGGGAGGATATTTTCTTCACGGATGAGGGGAAGTTGTGCGGGGATTGTGCGGAGGACGGGGAATATATTTGCTTGTGCGGAAATTTCAAGAAGCCGGATTACGGTGAGTGCTGGACGTGTGCGAAGGATAGGCAGGGCGGTAGCTGACGTGAATGTGCTTTGCGTTGGTGGTTGCGGACAGCCCATATCTATCAATGATCCGCCTCTGTGTAGGCAGTGTGCGGATAAAATCATTCCATTTCTGGGTAAGGGGGATGATACTCATGTCAAAAGAACCATCAGGTGCATGCTGAGAGAAATGGGGTACTTTACAAATTGATCGTCACCCTCACCCAGGACGTAGAATTCCACACCCCGGTCGGCCGGATCAAGGTCATGGCCGGGGCAATCGTGGAATTCTACCGGGAAGAGAAGGCGATATTGCTGGTGGAGCGTGGGCGGGCGGTGAGGATGGACGAGGAAAACGGGGAACTCCATGAAAATAAACAGTAGCATCAGATGGGCACTTGTAACTTTCTCCCTTGGGGTCTCGTGCGGGATTGCGGGCCACTATCTGCCGGGTGAGATGGCCTTTATGGCGGTCATAATACTGTCATTTGTGTTTTCTGTAGTTGGTGCCCTTGCCATCCAAGATGAGGAGAAGCCATGATATTCGACATCCAGAAGATGAAAGCGTTGTGTAACTTTATTGCCGTGGAAGATCGCGAAATAGTTTCGGAAGATTTGGACTATCAACTTTCAGACGAAGGTAAAATATTTTATAATCATGCTCTCGTTTATTTGCCCTGGGCCATCACCGAGATGGAACGGCAGCAGAAAAGGATTGAGGAGTTGGTGGCTATGAATGAGGATTTACGGTGTTGGCCAGATCCGGAGGAGGACTAATGACCGACCAAAGGGTTGCTGTAGAATAGGTGAAAGGGGGAGATATGATCGGGAACAACACATTAGAGCTTAATCAGGCCACCATGGTAATGGCTATACAATACTGGCTCGAATCAGTAATGATGCCAAAGCACGTTCCAAAAGTTATATCTGTTGTCGCAACGACATCTGGCTACGACAAGATGTTTGAAGTGAGAGTAGAAAGCACGGAGGAGATGGGCCGTGGGTTTGCCGGTGGAGAGGAGAAGTGAGCGGGCCTGGCTTTATAAAGGCAGAAGGGAAATTAAGGTGTACTTTTTGCGGAGAACAAAAAGAGCTACGGCCTTACGGTAAGCACAGCGAGCTTATCTGTTTTGACTGTGGGATAAAAGACGAAGAAACTACAACAAAGATGTTTATAAAATTTGTGCATATGGAGGAGAAATGACCGACGATAATAGGTACCAACACAGGTAAGACCCATGCAGCGGACATGTTTCCTGTTGTCTATTGGGATGAATTCACCATAACTCCCCCACATAGCCCGAAGAAGAAAATAATGCGGACGGAGAAGCGATGGGTGCAGTTTTGTAGGTATAAAGATGGGCCCGTCAAGATGTGGACGTTGACGACTGGTCATTTTGAAACTATGGGCGGCGAACGAATTGGACAGCCGATCCTCGTCGAATCGGAACCCTTTGAGGTGGATGAGTGAAAGAGCGCCCCATTCAGATCCTTTTTGATGCCTACATTGAGGGCTTCGCCTTAATCCCCTATCAAAGGATGACCGGACCGGGCCGGTTCACGAAGCGGGCGCAACGATATCTCAAGAACCGGGAGTCGTTGGCCTGGTGCTTCCGGCAAGAGGCGAACAAGCAATACCTGTACGAGGCGATTACCACGCCGTGTATCCTATCGTTCAATGTTCATAGATCCACCAGGCGGCGTTGTGACCTGGACAATCTCTGTAAGGCGATCTCGGACGCGTTGCAATCAGCGAGGATCATTGAGAATGATAATCTGATCGTCGGGATTGACGGAGCCCGGCTCTTTTATGATGGGAAGGACCGAGTCGTGGTGAGTTTGAGGGATGCGTCATCATGACGGACTGGAGTTGGACACGCGCCAAGGGGAAGTCTTATTTTGTCTGGCGACCGGATGAGTCATCCCCGTATCGGGCCTACGGTACGGCGAACCATTTCATGCCCCCGGATAACGATCTGAATTGTATCTGGCGGGGTGATGACTACATCGAGGCGCGTCGGGTGGCGCGGGAAGCTAATAATTCCAGGGGCCGGAAGCGTGACGTGCTTGCGGCAAAGTCGGGGCAAGGGAGGTTGCCGTTATGATGTCCGCTAAAAAGCTGGCAAAGTCCGACATGCGGGAGCATCCTTGCGCCTACTGCGATGCCCATATCCCCGCGGACTCCCCGCGTTCCCGGTTCTGTACCGACAGGTGCGCCCAGGCCCATTACCGAAATATTCGGCGGGGCGATGCCCCCAGGGCCGCACCCCGGAAGCCGGGCCGGAAGCCTAAGTCGGGGCAGTCGGGGTTAGTCCACCAGAACGTGAATGGTAAGGTCTCACTGCCGGACGGGCGGCGGGGGAGGTACGGGGCGGCCATTGCGGGGGCGAGGGATGGGGATATGGAGGCGGTGGCGGTGTTGGAGAAGGTAGGGGCGAGGGTGTGGATACCGTGATCAAACCGTACTATGAAGAACCCGGCATTACGATCTATCATGGGGATTGCCGGGAGATTATGCCGGAACTTCAGCCCGTGGATATGGTTGTGACAGATCCGCCGCATGGAATAGGTGATCGGATGCAGGGGGGGACATGGGGAGCCGCATCTCAGTATTCCGATTTCCGAAAGTGGGACAAGAAACCGGACAGCGACATTTTCCCGACCATAATCAATATGGGGAGTACGGTCATTATTTGGGGTGGCAATCATTTTGAGCTACCGCCATCGAGGGGCTGGTTGGTTTGGGATAAAAAGAGAATCATCGGCACGCTGTCTGATTGTGAGCTTGCCTGGACTAATATTGATAGACCGATCAAGAAATTCTCATGGTTCGCCGCGGCACACAAATTCGGTCATCCAACGGAAAAGCCTTTAGAGTTGATAAAATGGTGTGTGGAGTTTGCACCCGGCGTCGTTCTTGATCCATTCATGGGTTCCGGGACCACGCTGCGGGCCGCAAAGGATTTGGGTCGGAAAGCTATCGGCATCGAAATTGAGGAGAAATATTGCCAGATAGCGGCATTAAGACTTCAACAAGAGGTATTGTTCAAGTAGTGCGTGTAGTGCGCTATGTCGATGAATCCGTCGTTGAGGAATACATAGCCCAGGGCTGGCGGGCCTCTTTTTCCAGGTATTATTATACATCCGGGAAGCCGAGGGCGTGCTTCATTGTAAGTTTGGATTTGGCGGCGCTGGAAAGGGTCGAGGAGATGTTGGGGGAGTCATTGTGACGAAAGATCAGAAGGTATCTGGTTATCTTGCCCCTTGACAAGGAAAAAACGTACTGATAGTGTGTGTGGTGCGGAGGGATAACTTGAAGTGTTAAAATTTCGGTATCTTAAGAAGCCCCAGAAAGGGGCGAGAGTGGGTTTTGTTCTTCCTTCGGGCCGGCAATTCCCTCCGCTCTCTCGCTTCCCTCTGGGGCTTTTTATTTCCCCGAGGTAGAAATGGCCCGCTATCGAAAGATTGATGTCCGTATGTGGGGCGACTCAAAATTCAAGTCCTTATCCCGCCCAAAACCGAACGCACAATCTCTCTGGCAGTACCTATTAACCGGACCATTCACGACCAACATTCCCGGCATAATTCCCTTCGGTGAGGCTGCAATTTCAGAGGGCATCGAGTGGAATTTGAGAGATTTTAGGCGTGCTCTCTGCGAAATTCAACGACATGACATGATAAAAGTGGACCACACAGCGAGAATTATGTGGATTCAGAAGGCCATTTCTTATAATCCACCGGAGTCACCCAATGTTGTGAAGTCCTGGGCTGTCGCCTGGGATGAGATACCAGAGTGTTCACTTAAAGTTGAAATATATCAACATATTAAATCCTTCCTCGAAGGCTTAGGCGAAGGCTTTGGCAAAGCCTTTTCTGAGAGGTGTTGTGAGCCTAAAACATCGAAAGGCTTAGGCGAAGGCTTTGGCGAAGGCTTACCGAAAGACTATGGCGAATCAAGAACAGGAACAGGAACAGGAACAGGAACAATACCCCCCATACCCCCCAGGGGGGATTTCGATGCCTTCTATTCCGAATATCCAAGAAAGGTCGGGAAGGAAGCTGCAAAAAAAGTATGGGGTAAATTGGATTTCTCGAATGGTCTGTTCGAAAAGATCGCAACGGGGTTGAGGTTGGCCAAGGAAAGCGAGCAATGGCAACGGGACGACGGGAAGTTCATCCCGCATCCGGCGACATGGCTGAATGGGAAGCGGTGGGAGGATGAGCACGGGCACATGCTCGCACAAAAAGAGTTACCAAGGCCCTATGTGGAGCCCTCGGGACCCCGACCCAACTTCGCCGCGGAGTTGGCGGCATCACTGGCCCGTAAAATGGAAATGGAGTCGAAAGATAAAAAATGAGACGCGACGATAATCCAAAATTAAATGCGCCGGTATCGCAGCACTACCAGAATCCTAACTGCTCCTGGGACACAGGGCATATTATCTGTCAAATGTTAGGGACGCAATCTGCCGGCGGGGGCGATACCGCAAAATATTATTGCGCGTGGCATTGGCGGGTGTTGGCCGGTGTGCCGAACAATGTGGCCGAATTTTCAGAATTTATCTTACAGCGCAAGAAGTCTGCACCGGAAAGTATTTGGGTTCGATATCCTGATATTACTTGGGAGCGGGTGCAGGGATTCAAGAAGCCGTGGCCTTCCACGAAGCTCGTGCGCCGGGATCCCGAGATCGACGCCCACGATCCCATGTTGGCGAAGCGGTGCATCGACCTGATTATGCGGCGCGTCGAGCGGAAGATCACGGCCCTCGAATATATCGATGACCTCCGGGTCTTGGATCGGGACTACCCAGGACTCGGGTTTTCGGAGTCGATCAAGGAATTGGAAAGGGAGAGGACGCCATGACCTACGAAAAACAGTGTATCCAGGCGAAAATAGACGCCCTGGTGAAGGCGCGGGCCGGGATCACGGATTTAATTGCGGACCTGGCAGATCAGCTCCGCGAGATCGAAAGGCCGGAAACACGGATCGGAAATGGGCATGTTTCGGACTCATCGAGGTCACGGAATGGTAATTGTGGGTTCTGATGCCGGCAAAAAAGCTTGCCTGGCGAACGGAACGTGGCAAATTTCCGCTTATAGTGTCGTTTTAATACCATGGGTCCTACTTTAGCCACTCACCCCAATAAAATATAGGGTAATACGGGCTCCATGGTTGCGATATGCCATTGTGGGAGCTGGCAAGGCACCGGGAAGGCACTTATCAACAATAAAGTGGGGTCACGACATGGAAGGACAGGTTTTAGTGGGATGCAAGCACAATTATCGACGGAAAATCGTGTATCCGGGGCAGGTCATGGCGAACGATCTGGAGATTTTTCGGGTAGGGGATTCCATCGCGCTGGTGTGCCCGGAAGGGTGCCCCGACCTGAACGTGGAGATAGTGGTCAAGTCTCGGGCACCCCGACGGAAGCCTACAGTGAAAATAGGAGAATCAGGCAGAGCCATATAATCGCTCCACCGCCCCCGGCCACGGATAGGCCCATAACGACGTCGGACAGTTCCATTTCTTGGCATTGCCGGCAGGAGCAGGTTTGCAGGTGTCGTTCTGTTTTCATGGTTTTGGTACTCCTTTCAAGATTTTCTGTAATGCGGCCTGGGCTTTTAGGATGGCCGCGTTCGCCCTATCGATGGCCTCATTCGCCTGTTTGAGGGCTGAGTTAATCACGGGTGATGACCTCTGTTGTCGCTTGCCAGGCCCACAGAGCGCTATCCCACCGCCGATCATACAGTACCCGCCTCTCCAATTCCAGCTTTGCCATATTCCCAATGTCGCACATGTGGCGTAATTCATTGTCATCTGCGGCCAAAAAAGGTGGAGATTTATATATCAATCGTTGTCCGTGCTGTTTCTCAAACCATTCAACAAATTTCATTATTTTTCTCCTTTCCTTCCTTTGCGACCTCAGCATACTCCTTGTAATTGTAACTCTTGCAGCGGGGGCATTCGACCGGGACCTTCACGCGGCTCTGCCACTGATGGCCGCATTTTTTGCATTTTAGTGTCACGTGGTTTCTCCCTTCCTTCTACGGAAGTTGATTTATGTCAACATAGTCCTGTTTGAGCTTTTCTGCATCTTGCAGGGCATGGTCATAACAAATACGACATACGGAAATGATTTTAGTCCATTTCTTATTCAAGTCTGGGTGTTTCACTTCCAAGAAGCCTTGATACGTATCTCCGCGGCGTTTTACGCCTACCTGTATCATGTCCTGTATATTCATTTCCTTATCCTCCTCTTCCCGCCCGATCCCCATGATCGAGCTTATGTATGGATTATACTATGATAATAATATAATGTCAAGCCTTATTTTGGGTGTTGGTGGGTAAAAGCATGGTAAGTTATTGATATCAAATGTGAAAATAAATTTACTTGACATGCCGAAAATGATCTGGTAGATATATCGACATATCTCCACCAGGGAAAGCGGGTCGTCCTGGGGCGCAGAGCCCAGGACATATAAACCTCAGAGCCCCCGGAACGGAAGGAGCCGCAGGGGACTGACCTGGACCGGAAGAATCCCCTTATCATAAGAGGGGGGTAGGGGGGGGAGTTTACCTTGCCCCTCCTGTAATTCCCCGGCCCTCAGCGTAGCGCGTAGGCCGCATCCTCCCGGCCCTTGACTCCAAGCACTTACCCATGATATATACTCCATATGCCTACCCAAGATGAGCAAGGCTCGGCACTCGCACCAACCGTAAAACAACCTTCCAAATATCGCGGATACAAACTCTCGCAAGCACAAGCCCAAAAAGCCCTGGATTTACGGCTCAAGGGATTGAGTTATCAGGAAATCGCAGATTACCTGGTAAAGGACGGCGTAACCATATCCTCTCATGCCCTCAGCCAACGCCTGAGCCCACTGATGCCAGACGATTTAGATGTATCGCTATACGCCAAAAATCGCTCCGATATATTGGCCGGCGTGCAGCTTAAGCTCCTCTCCCACCTTACTGATGCGAGATTAAAAGATGCATCTGCCTACCAACTCGCTGGAATGTATGGGATTTTTTACGATAAAGAACGGCTGGAACGGGGTCAATCCACCGCCAATGTGGCCCATCTGACTGCCCTGGTCTCCCGCATCTCCGAGCGATCTTACGCCACCACGTCCATTGTGGATAGTCAAAGTATTGACGATGTACAAGATGTAGTGTTGGAGCCTGATAATGGGGGCGATGAAGTGTCAAATAATCCGCAAGTACTTGATAATAAAGGGAACATGCATGCGACATAATAGAACTTATCATCAGTTCATTATGTTAATGCGTGTAAACACTTATAATGGTCATGGGTTGCCGGCCATCGCCACGTTTTGACGGGGGTAGGGGGGAACGAGGGGACCGGATAACGATA